GGGTGAAGTTACTGCAAGTAAACTGCATGTCAAAGAGCTTACAGCAGAAAACAGAAATGATGCTCTAAATCCTGTAGAGTTTAAACTAAACGAAGATTCCAGAGGTAATGGTCTAATATGGACAGGCGGTAGCACGACTAAACAATTTAAGTTTAGAACTAACAGTGACAGGCTATGGTCTTCTGAGTCAATCGACCTCCACAATGGAAAAGAATACAAGATAGGCAATGCAACTGTGCTCACAGAGAGTGTTCTCGGACCTACTGTAGTCAAAAGCAGTATTCGAGAACTAGGACTTCTAAATAATCTTGAAGTTGCAGGTAATGTTTCTATCGATGATTTTGTTTTTTATGATTCCGGTACAGAAAGTTTTGCTATTGGCACGGATACAGGATCCGAAGTTTTTGCAATAGGGCACAATGATCAAAAGTTTATTATAGATAACGACGATCGTGAAGATTGGAGAATAGGTTCGTGGAGTAACACAGGGCTGGATTTTATTACAGATAACTCGTCTAGAATCCATGTATCACGGAAGGGCACAGTCACAATCAAATCTCACACTACGTTTAGTGATTCTGTGTCAATAGGAGTGAATAATCCTGCTCAAGACGTTGATTTAACGATCAGCGGCAGCCTCAGATTTCAAGATAAAAAATTCGAAGTTGCAAAAACATATCCTCAGTCTGGCTTATATAGATTGGGAGATATTGTATGGAACGATGCACCTAAACCCTCAGGATATGTTGGCTGGATCTGTGTTCGAGAAGGTTCTCCTGGCGAATGGAAACCGTTCGGTTTTATTTCCAAGTAAAAAAAGATAACATAAATTCTTCCTGTTGCGCTTTAAATACAATGGGCAACGGAGAAAGCAAGTGGCAAAAGAAAATATAGAACGCACAGAAAAACAAGTTCGTTTATGGAAGTATGCTGCTTGGACTCTGCCATTTGTTGCTCTATCAGCAATTGTTTTTATACACTTTGTTGGTTTCAATGATTGGCTAGATAAAACCATTGTTATGACAGCGACTTTATTTTTTGCGATATCAGTTTTTTGGTGGTGGTGGGCACTACATAAACTGGTTGATGTTCTAAAAGGACTAGAAGCTGCTTCAAAAGGGCTACAGTCGCTAAAAGCCAGTATCAACGATTTCAAAAAATACCTACAAGACTCAGATGATAGTGATCGGTAACGGTGAAAGCCGAAAATCCATAGAGCTTTCTAGCATATCAAGAGAAACTGTGGCATGCAATGCTGTTGTGAGAGACAGTTTCGTCAATCATTTGATATGTGTAGATAGAAGAATGGTAATTGAAAGCATTAATAATCATAGCTCTAAATTTGATAAAATATATACTCGTTCCAATTGGGTAGATTCTTTTAAAGATCCGAAAGTTAATTCTGCTCCTCACTTACCTTACACTGGGAATCAAAGGTGGGACGATTCGTTTCACTGGGGGAGCGGTCCATACGCTGTTTTGCTTGCAGCAGGTCTTTCAAACATAGTTGAAATGATAGGATTTGATCTATGGAGCGAAACAAAGTTTGTAAACAACTGTTACAAAGATACAGAAAATTATGACCCTTCGAATAAAAGAGCAGTAGACCCTAGATATTGGATTCATCAAATCGGTCGAGTATTTGAATGCTTCCCTCAAACCGAATTCACCATTTATCAAACACCTGATTGGCAGCTGCCTGAAAAATGGAATTGCACCAATGTTCAAGTTGACAAGATAAGTAATTTCACATATACTTAAATTGTGGACTTTGACGCTCACCCCACTCTAAATATTCTGCGTGTCATCAAAACAAGGAATACAAGATGGCAAAAACAACAGCAACAAGATATCACGATTTTTCGACCGGACACAGAGTATACGGTCATGAAAGCAAGTGCGGTCACCTCCATGGCCACAACTATAGAATTACTTTTACAATTGAGGCGGAAGAACTTGATACTGTGGGAAGGGTGATGGACTTTTCTGTAATCAAAGATTATCTCTGTGAATGGCTTGAACTAAATTGGGATCACAAGTTTTTAATTTTTGAAGATGACCCGTGGGCAACCATACTGAAAGAAACAGATCCTGCAGGCGTTGTAGTTGTGGATTTCAATCCCACCGCCGAAAATATGGGTCAATATCTCGTTGATGAAATTGGCCCTAGACAACTTAAAGGTACGGGTGTACAATTAACAAAAGTTGTAATTGAAGAAACTAGAAAATGTGCAGCGGAGGTATCACTGTAATGGCAAAATTTTATTCGACCAAGACATACGGGACAGATAGAGGACTTAGTTGTGCGTTTAGGCAGTGGCGCAGCACTCATTCTCACTGTTCACTGATACACGGATACTCAATTGGCATCAAGCTGATATTTGAGTGCGACGAGCTAGATGAGCGTAATTGGGTGTTTGATTTCGGTGGGCTAAAAAACTTCAAACGGTGGGCAGAACACATGTTCGACCATACTCTGTTAATTGCGGAGGACGATCCACAGCGTGAAGTATTTGAAGCACTTCCTCGAGAGACTGCAGATATACGCATTGTGCCAGCAGTGGGTTGTGAGAGATTTGCGGAAATGGCTTACAACAAAATGGCTGAAATTATTGAATATGCCAAAAAGAACGGTGATGCTCTTAATCCCACAGCACGAGTAAAAAGTGTAGAAGTGTTTGAGCATGGTGCAAACTCTGCTATCTATGAGGGCTAGAGTTTGGCAAAAATCGACAAAAGCCAATACTCTAAGGCAGAATGGCGAAAGATAAGAGAACAGCGTCGGCAAGAAAAGCAGCAAAAGCAGGAGGAAGAGTCATACACTGAGCCTGCTAGTGATTCACAATACTATCTAGTCTGCGTGAAACACGGAAAAAAGTATTCTGCAGAATATGTAAACACTCTGTATCGAATGGTTTCGCGCAACTGTTCACTGCCTTTTGAATTTGTATGCCTCACAGAAGATACGAACGGACTAGACGAAAACATAAGAACGATTCCTTTGCCTACTGATCTAAAAGGTTGGTGGGCAAAGCCCTATATGTTCTCAAACAATTTGGGTCTAAAAGGCACTATTCTTTACATGGATCTAGACGTTGTTATCGCAGGAAATATAGATAAACTGTTTAGATACTCTCCTCATCATTGGTTTATAATTAGAGACTTTACAAGAGCACTGCGTCCTAATTGGAAGAAATATAATTCTTCCGTTATAAGATTTAATTCGGGACAACTAGATCATCTGTGGCAAGATTTCAAAGCAAACAGAACTCAATATCAACGAAAGTTCTATGGTGACCAAGATTGGTTGTATGCTGTTGCAGATAAAAAACCCATGTTCTGGCCAGAAAGTTGGATACTGTCTTGGAAGTGGGAAATCAGAAAATCACGTCAATTTGCGCCAGGAGGCACTAGAGGTAATCGGCGCTTCAAAGACGTAGAAGATGTAAAGCCGAGACCAGAATGCTGTGTCACTGTGTTTCACGGTGATCCGAACCCTGAACTAGTGGAAGACCCTTGGGTAAAACAGAATTGGAAATAAGGAAAAACCATGTATATAAACAATATCAAAAACGGTGTTGCTGCCGAAATTAAAGATTTCAAAATTTCAGAATTTTCTGTAGATGAGGCTAGTAAGGTTAAGGAAACCTTACATAATAACCTAATTGTTGTGTTAAAGAAACAACCTACCGAACCGGCATATTTTACTAATTTTGTTAAACATATTGGGCCGATTGCAAACTTCACGCAGTTTTTTTGGGATCCTATTACTGGAAAACAAGAGTACGACCCTAGAAATGCAAAGACTATGATTGATCCTACTACTTGGCCAGATCCTTCGTCTTATCCCGTGCAGAGAGTAACTGGTAAAAAAGTAGATGGTAATTATTCGGGAATATTTGGAACAGGGATTCTAGATTGGCATGCAAATTTAAACGGACTCACTAGAGCAGACGGAGTTGCGTTACAGGGATATAAAGATTGTGAAGGAACTAGCACTACATGGTTAAACACTGCCAAAGTCTTAGAAGAAATGCCGGCAGACTTATTAGATAGATGCAAGAATGTGTACTGTGAATACCAGTATTCTCCTGAGGTTTGGGCATCAGGATTGCCTAAAGAACAAAAGAAATATATGCTAAAAAACAAAAGCAAATATGCTATGTGGCTTATACAAAAAAATATATGTGGCAAAAAAGGAATTTATTTTTACACAAATAACGATTGCAAAATATGTACAAAAGATGCTACACTATATGAAGACTTAAAAGACTTTACTTTTCAAGAAAAATTTATGTACCAGCACTATTATGAAATAGGTGATATTGTGTTAAGCGACCAACTATTAAGTTTACATAAAAGAGACCAAAACGATCCTGATATTCTTTCTAAAAGAATATTGCATAGGATTACTTTTAGAATATCTAATGCAAAAGACCCTGAATGGATTGCTAAACAAAATGAGATACAAGGAGTGGACAAATGACATGTGCATGTGGTAGGTCGCCTGATCATTGCAGAGGCTGGCATAATCTTTCTTACGAGGAATGGCAACAAGAGCTAGAAAAATTTAAGAAAGATAAAAAAAATAATGTTTAACCAATCTATACAGCGTTTGGGGTTTGCCTGTAAATATCTCGACCCAGACCAATCACAGAAAAAGAAACTGCTGGAAGAATCACAGCGTCCTTTAAATACTAGAGCAACCACAGTAGCGTGGCTTAATCGTCAAACCCAAGAAGATGCAGAACAGCGTTTATGGGATTTAATGGTTCACAATATAGAATCTTATCGGAGACTGATAGAATATGCGGGCAGTTTACCAGAAAATCTACGAATGCTTAGACTGGGCAGCGATTGCTTACCTGTGTACACTGAGCCGACTTGGAGTTATTTTTGGCGGCGAAGCGATGTCAGAGACTACTGCGAAAAACAGTTTATCAAGGTGGGAGAAGCTGCTCGTCGGCTTGATGTTCGTCTTTCAATGCATCCTGGTCAGTTCTGTTGCCTTGCTAGTGATAATGACGACGTAATTAAAAGATCTATTGAAGAATTTGAATATCATGTTGATATGATTCGTTGGATGGGATTCGGTCAAGAATTTCAAGATTTCAAATGCAATGTCCATCTGAGTGGGAGAGGCGGCACAGACACATTTAGAAAATCTTATGCTCAACTGAGTCCGGAAGCTAGAAATGTTATTACTATAGAAAACGATGAGTATAGCTCAGGATTAGACAAAATTTTAGAAATCTCTGATATTGTGGCTCTTGTGTTCGACAATCATCATCATTTTATACATAGTCACGGCGAACATCTTTTACCATCAGACGAAAAAATACAGAAAGTAATCGATAGTTGGAGAGGAGTTAGGCCTGCCATGCATTATTCTGTATCAAAAGAAGAATATCTAGATTTACAGGATAGTAATTCATTACCAAATTTTGATCACTTTATTGATAAGGGTATCAAAAAAGGAAAACTTAGAGCACACAGCGATTATTATCCTAATCGTGCCCTTAATAAGTTAATCTATCAGTTTTGGGATCACTTTGACATTATGTGTGAGAGCAAGAACAAAAATTTAGCCTCTATGCGTCTTTATGAAGATTTTCTTTCAAAACCCATTTGAACCGTTTATTACCAAATTCATCAATATAAGACTTTCGGCCGTATCCTTTGAATTTTTCTTTACGAGTCTGAGCTGCTTTTTTAGCTCGGTTTGATCTTTCCTCGCGTGTTGTTGATTCATATCGCTTTTTAGCAGCTTTTTTATAGCTTACAATAGCTTCTTCACTTCTTTTTTCTCCTTTTCTGCTTTTTAACATTTGTGTTTGTTTATCGCGAAACTCTTGATCTTGCCACCTATTTTTCATAGAGTTAGATATAGATTCTTTTCCTTCTGCTGTTTTAGTATCTTTTCCTCTGTTAGAATTTCCACAAAGTATCTTATTTTCTTTGGTGTGTGTTTTTTTGTAAAAGCCGTTTTTGTTTCCGATACACTTTGGAGGCTTAGATCCTAGACAAATATTGGTAAGATGATCAATTCCTATGTTTTCTATAAGTTGTTCTTCTAAGTTGTATGCATCTTCTTCACTTAGATTACAGGAAACAAGGTTGACAATAGGTTGATAACCGTTTTTTTGTATCTTTTTAATTTTTCTATCTTTATAGGGATTGTTTGTCCTGCTAGTAAAGGTATTATGAGTCCACGCCCGCTTTTCTTTTCCTTTACCGATATAAAACGGTTTGTTCGTTAAGGGATCTATTAATTCATAGACATAATAAATATTCATGCTATTGACTCCTATCTAGTCTTTAGAGCGGGTGGATGTTGGTAGCATCGCGATCCGCACTTGTATTTATCTAAGATCTGCAGCTTGATGTCAACATTTTTACGAACAACCAGTTAGGATAAGGGCCTGGATGATCGTGCGCTTTTTGCCATTTGTATTGAAGTCGATAAGCGTCAAACTCGAGAGCAGGTATACAAGATTCCTGTTTGGTAATACCATTTATCATTTGTAGATAATGCACAAGTTCATGCACAATTATATAAGCTGTGTCATGAGACTTTATATCTGTGCCTTTTTGTAGAATAATCACATTGTCTTGGTGATTATACAGTGCCTTTATGCGTGGAATGTCTGTTCCGTTATTGTTTGCTTCGTCGACTTTGTCTTGAGTATAAGCAATTACCTGTATTTGCTCTTCGGTCTTGTATATAACTTCAGGATAGTCTTCCCCGTGATATTCAAATTCGCTGTTCGCAGTCAACCATTCAATATGAGCATCAAAAGGATGTGGCTGCGAATGATAGGAAACTGTGCCTATTATTAGCAGTATGAATATAGCCCAGAAAAATATCACCTTGTTGCCCATACAGTATTTATTGACGTAAATACACATATGAGTTATCTAAACAAAATGTATGGCAGGGGCACAAAGACAGAGCCTGTTGAATCTAACAAAAACCCTAATAGGGTAGCTGGTGGTTTAAGAGCGCAAGGTGTAGACACACTTTCTATTCTTGGTGAAGATGGTCAGGAAAGGCAGATCCCGTCTCAAAGATATGTGCAAAGCATAGAAGAACAGGTCAAAAAACAGCGGGCGGCTATAGACGTTTTAGAACGCAAGCTCGCCCGCACTGAAAGCAGTCTTGAAAAAGTTACTGCAGCTCTTAGCCGTTCTTGATCTTTTTCACAAGATCAGCTTTCTTCATGCTGGCGTTTACCTTAACGCCTTTCTTTTTAGCATGTTCGATCAGCTGAGTCTTTGACATTGCGTCAAGATCTGCAGATTTACTAGTCGTCTTCCTGCCAGTAGTTGCTGTAGACTTCTTCTTGGTTTTTGGCTTTGCTGCTTCTACTGTAGGAGTCACAATTGGCTTCTCAAGAGTAGGAGCATTGTCGTCACCAAAAAGTTTCTTTAACCATCCAAACATCTGTATCTCCTTTTAATAATGGTTTTCTATTTAATGATAAATATTAAAAAGAGGTTACAAATATGAAATACCTACGTCTAGATAGAATAATTGGTAACAGAGCAGATACAAAAACCAATTACCTACAGGTTAAGCCAGAGCTTCCTACCAATCTTCATCAATTGCCAAAAAGATATCCATCAAGCAAAAAGAATCCCAACACCAAAAAAGGCGTATGGAAGTATTAGTGATTAAAAAATTTATCAAAAACAGACTGAAAGAAAGAACTACGTTAGACGGAATTGTATTGATAGCAGCCGGAATTTCATACCTTATCTTTAAGCCTTTAGCGGTTATCATAGCCTATGCTGCTATTGCTTACGGTGTTTACACAATATTAAAGAAAGACTAGAGCCTAGAAATAGGAATCGAACTGCTAGCAGTCAGCTTCCAGATAGTTCTCTTCTCTGCTCCTCGTTTCTGCGCAAATCTTTTTGCATCACAGTTCTCGCACACATGAAAGAAATTATTGTTGAGCCTGTTAGGGTCCATGCTTCTGCGTTCTCTTTCAAATTCTGCCTCACAACTGTCACATCTCAATCGTACCCAGCGTTTTTTGCGAACGTATGAGTGTTTGTGACCATTCTTGCTTAGCCTTTTGTGACGAGTTTTCTTTTCGTATTCACCTAAATACATCTAGTATTTACATTAAGCTTATAAAAAAATACGATAAATAATTTAAGGAGACGTCCAAATGGCAATTTGCACTATCACAGAAGCAGCTCAAGCACACATAAACAAAATCTGCACAGAACAGAACTGTTTCGCAGTTTCTCTTTCTATAAAAGGAGGAGGGTGCGCCGGATTTGAATACAGTTGGGGCACAGTGTCAAAACAAAATGTGCAAGACGATGACGAAGTAATCGAAACAGGCGAGGGCAATTTGGTAATAGACGCGTTTAGCCAGCCTTTTCTTGAAGGCACAGAAGTTGACTATGTGACAGAGATGCTGAGTTCAAGAATGGAAGTGCGCAATCCAAATGTAGAATCTGCGTGTGGCTGCGGCGTCAGCATAAGTTTTTAAATAATCGGAGTAGAGAATGGCACAACAAGACATTGATATTGGTGTAGAAGGCAACGACGGCACCGGTGATAGCATAAGAGAAAGTTTTAGAAAAACCAACGAAAACTTTACCGAACTGTATGGTGCTTTCGATGAAGGTGGCAGAATAACCTTTAGAGCTCTTGATGATACTCCTGACACCCTTCTACCAAATCATGTTCCATTTGTGAATTCAGACGGTACATTCCTTAACCTTGTTGAGTTCGGTTCAAACAGCGACCTTGACGAGAACGAAGACGATACTATTTTCTTTGATTATTCGGTACCAGGGAAGATTGTTATTTCTAATGTGTTTAAAAAGCTTAGTGACGATCAAAAACCTACTCTCGACGCTCCACTCAATGCTGCAGGAAATGGTATTGCAAATGTTTCAATTACTCAAGGAGCTGTAGAAAGATTTAATACCGAGTACACAGACACCGACGACATCAGCATAGACGATCTTGTAATTACCAAAGGCTATGCCGACCAAAGATATGTATCTTCGGAAAACCTTAGAATCGATAGTGAACCTACTTCAGTTGACCAATACACCCTTAAAATAGAAAGTTACACTGATTCTGGAAATCTTCTTATACCCGGTCATGGTTTAATTCGCGCTGTCAACGGAACACCGTATGTTTTTGAATCAAGATATGATGTGCCAGAGGAGCTAGAAAACGGTGAGACCTATTTTATTAGGGTAGTCAACTCAGATCAAATTTCTCTATTTGATAATCGAGATGATGCCAATCTTATAAGTGATTCCGAAGCAAATAGCAGGAAAATAGCCATTAATGCCATTATAAGAGACGACGGTTTACACACAATCACTGATGCTGCTTTCGACCCAGACCTACCTGGCAACTTCTTGTCTGATGTCGCGCTCCCAAGAGAAAGCATTGTAAGGCGACAAGGCGACAACATGGAAGGGGATCTGTTCTTGGAGGATCACCCGGGCGATCTATCTGGGTTCGGAGTGATTAACGGAGAAGATGATCTACAAGCAGCTACCAAACTCTATGTTGATAATTCTGCATATTCTTCGCCAGAAAATCTTTTTGTAAGCACATTCGGTGACGATACAATGGTAGGCGTGCCACAAGGCAGAGAAGGCACAGCACTAGCCTATGCTTTTAGAACAATAGGCGAAGCAGCAAGAAGAGCAGCAGAAATAATCGAAACAAGTCCCGCAGAGCCTGGACCTTATTTTCAAACAATCACAGGTGATAATAGAGAGTTTGATGCAACTGTTCTAGAAGCTGACGTAATTGCTCCACAAAACGAACAAACCAGAAATCTTATTGATCAAAATACAGATTTTTTAGTTCGAGAAGCGCTTGCATTCTTAGATACCAGATACCCAAATCTTGAGTATGATAGTGACCTTTATAGATCATCATATGAAAGAATTATCAAATCAATCGCATATGACGTGAATAGAGCTAGAGACGCAAACTCTCTGACTCGCCTTGCTGCATTAACATTTTTTAACAGCATAAATGGTAGAATTGCAATATCTAGACAGCTCACAGAAAATCTATCAGCAATTGATTTCCTGAAAGATTCTACAGAAAGAGTTCTACTCAATCAGCTCTATCAACAGAAATCTATTCAATCTATAACTTCTCCTGGAGAAGACAGCGTAGTTAATGAACAGGCAAGAATAGCAACCAATCAATTGCACAATTTTTCTAACGGTGATCAGATTTTCTTTAAAGACGTCAATGGTATGACAGAATTGAACGGTTTAACAGCCTATGTGAGAAATATCGAAACAGACGACAGCAATCTAGAGGGAAAACTGCTTGAATTGTATACCGACGCAGAGTTAGAAAACCTGTGGGACATTTCAGGTTTTAGCGACCACGAAGCTAACAGCGGAGTTATAGGCTTGGTATTCCAAGACAGGATTCAAGATTTCGATAGCATAAAGGTCACACAATCGTTTGATGATCCTGATGTTGATATCAACAACCGCAATGCAATAGACGACAAATTCGAACTTGTAAAAAATATATTAGTGCAAGGTATAGATGAAGGCACTGGCATTATCCCCGGCAACAATTACCAAATAGCTTTAGGACTAGATACCAAGGATGACATTGATCAAATACAAGACACACTGCCAAACAAAATAGTTGTTGGAAAGCTGTCAGGTGCGCAAGGAAGAATTGTAAATATCACTCGTGACTCAATCAATGGCCAAAATGTAAACAGAATAGAACTAGAGCAGCTTACTCCATCGGATTTTAGAATCGGCGAGGCGGTGGAGTTTGGAAACTTTGTAAAACAGAAACAGGTAACAATACGAATAGAATCTGGCACCTACGAAGAAGATTTACCAATAAAACTTTCAGCAAATGTGTCACTAAAGGGCGATGAATTTAGACGTGTAATTATAAGACCTAAGAGAAGAACATCTCAGTCTATCTGGGCAGATACTTATTTTTACAGAGATTTAGAATTTGATGATATTTCCATACTAGAGAAAAAACACAGTGCTGTTTCGGAAATTGGTAGCAGTAATCTCGCAACCAGCCCTAGCATAAAAGTAGATGATATCAGCTGGATTTCTGAAAACCTGCCAGTAAAATTTATAGGCAATAATCTTATCGGATCTGAGTTAGAAAAGAACACGATATACTATGTGCAAAATATCGACGAATCTACTCTAGAAATACAGGTATCCGAAACCGAAGAAGGTACACCAATTGAGTTTGCAAACGAATCTGGGGAAATGTACGTTATAGAAGCCAAGGTCGGTGGCTTCCTCAATCAAACAAATGATGTTCAAGGTTACTTTGGAAGGCATTATCTTAGAGACCCATACTCGCCAAAAAATGTAGGGCAAGAAGTAGACAATCCTGGTGGGTTTGATGTTGCTGCTGCAATTTTAATTGCAAATATATCTTACATACAACAAGAAGTAATTGCGTTTATTACAAATCAAATTACTGCCGCAAATAGTGAAAATAACACTGATAGCATTTGGTTTGGATTCCAATATAACGAATCTCAATATCTTGAAAACACAAGGAGATTGATAGAAAGTCTAGCTCGAGATTTTGAAAGAGGCGGAACTGAGTTTACACTAGAAGTACAGGGGTTTTATGATCTTGTTACAGGAGAACAAGAACGTGATCAAACTGATAGCGTAATTATAGAAATCAATACCCTGCTTGCGAGTCTTTTAAGAGGAAATCAACCAAGTCAGTCTGGTGAGGTTAAACCAGATACTAGTAAAGGTCAAGTATCAGAAGACACCGTGATACGTTTGAGTAGCTTAGTAGCTGTGGTGAGATTTGCGTTCAACGATAGCTATAATCCTCCAAAACGCAACGACGACGACGGCGTTGACGTTTTTATGATGGGCGATGCTACTATTCTAAGAAACGTCACTGTGCAGGGACATGGCGGATTTATGATTGTTTTAGATCCCGACGGACAGATCCTTACAAAGTCACCGTATATTCAAACAGGTTCTTCATTTTCTAAAAGCGACAATGAAAAACGCTTTAGAGGAGGAATGTTTGTAGATGCCTTTGTTGGTAATATTCCTGCAAGAATCACTAGTATCGAAAATGCTTTTGAACTAGAAATAGAAAGCAACGACGGGGAAGGACTTGCAATTAGAACTCCGCAACTTCCGTGTCCTTTTTATCTAGATGGTCAGAGGTACCAAGTAAATGCTTTGAGCAGAATAAGCCAAAGAAGAGCAACTATATTCCTTGACGCTAATTCAAATCAAGATAGTGATTTTCAGGGACAAGGTTACCTTGGAGACACAGGACAAGAAATATTCCTGCAAACTGCAGGGAATAGATCTATGCTTGGTAACGACTTTACTCAAATAAATGATCTAGGATATGGTCTTGTAACAACTAACGGCGCCTTCTCAGAAATGGTGTCCATGTTTACCTACTATTGTCAAGTAGCATATTATGCCAAAAATGGATCTGAAATACGTTCTCTCAATGGATCTAATGGTTATGGCAATTTTGGGTTAGTTGCGGAAGGCGCGGATCCTAATGAAATACCTGATCGTGTAACTCTTAAGAATCCGATGTCACAACCTGGCAAGGCATATACAACAAATGAATTTCCTAATCTGCAAGGAGATTCTTTTCTCTTTGTTTATGATTTTGAATTCCCTCCAACAGCAGAGAGCATTGTTACAATCGATCACGGGCCTAGTATCGGAGTTTTGGATTACAGGATTTCTAGTGTTGAGAATTTTTCCGATACTGATAATGATGGTGATATAGGAGAGGAACCAGACGACGTTGTTGCTGGAGATTCAGTGGTCAGCGGCAATGTATATAGGTTAAACATTATTGCAGATACAGAAAACGCACAAAATTTCTTCGGGTCTCTGCAGGCAGATCTACCAAACAATGCGTTCATAAACTATAGAAACAACAGGACACATGTATTTCAAGATCTAAGCACTCCATTAAATAAATTGACTAATACTCCGAGTACAGCAATTAACTTCGACGAAAGTACAGAATTTACGTATAGGACTCTGTCTTTTTCGGGCTCTGATGCCTTTTCTGTAGATTTGCCAACCGGGGAGGTTCTCAGCGTTGTTGATGTGAATTTCCAATTTATTAACTTGGAGGTAGATATCTCTGCACTGTCTGAAGGTTTTGGACTGACCCAAGGCGATACAAAAATTCCTATCCAACCGCTTGCTAATGATGATGAAATTGAAAGGCTTTTGCGAGATATTGAAGGAAGACAGCCAAACGACGGCGCAGATTATGAAGGTGGCATGATATTCTCATATGCTGGTAAAACACATCAGATTGTAGATTATCAAACGGATAGCACTGTTCCTTACATAGAAATAACAGACGTTAACGCAGATCTATCTGAATCGGGCACAGTGGGACTGTCCCAAGGCATTCCGAATACACATGAAAGAACATTTAGAGCAGGTTTGCCTAGTGGAAGCAAGGCAGAAATTACCCAAGCAATATCACTTCTAAGAGCAACAGGGCACGATTTTACTCAGATAGGCACAGGCGGATACAATGATTCTAACTATCCTAATGTAATTCTAGGAGAGCCAAATAACGACCCTGACGAAGCAGCTCAGGTAGAGGAACGTAGGAAAGGCAGAGTATTTTTTGTTAGCACAGACGAAGACGGATTCTTTCGTGTAGGCAAGTTCTTTACTGTGAACCAGGGAACAGGCGATATAGAATTTTCTGGTGGTATTGGATTAACTGGTGCTAACTCACTTGGCTTCAAACGTGGTGTAACCATTAACGAATTTTCCGCTGACTCGACTTTTTCTGACAATTCCAGTGATGCAGTGCCTACAGAGAGAGCAACCGCAAGTTATATAGACCGAGTGTTGGGATTTAATGTTTCATCAGGTGCTGTACTCGACTCTCCAGATGATGGAGGCACAAGGATTGGTCCGGGCTTCTTGCCGCTGACTGGCGGTAATGGCATGGAGGGTCCTTTGGACATGAACGGCAATTCTTTAGAAAATTTGCCTCTTCCGGGATCAGCAAGCGATGCAGCAAGCAAAAGTTATGTGGACGCATCAATACAAGCATATGATGCAATAGAAGACTTAAGAAATCTTGAAGTCAACACAATTAAAAAGAACGATATAATCCTTGCAACAGGAAAGAAAAAAATATTTGTAGAGCCTGTTATAGGCGGGCCGTGGCAAGTAAATGATAACATAGAGTCACAGAGTGGCTTTAAACAAGGCAAAATTGTTGATATAGAAGAAAGAAACGACGAAATCGAAGGTAGCAGACAGATTGTTACCTATTCACCTCTGCTGCGTTTGATTTTGTCTGGTAATGTGTCAGTTTCTGAAGGAGAAATTCTCACCCAAGAAGAAACCGGTGCAAATGGCATGGTGTCAAGGAATTTAAGTGGAACCGACGTAATAACGTTAGAAGCATTTAGTAGAGAAGATGACTGGGATACCGATAATAGTTATACGCTAACTGGCACATCATCAGGCGAACTAAGTGCCACAGTCGACGAGGTCAGTTTTGCAGATTTCCAAGACGAAGATACTGTAACTAACGGCTTGGCAAGCACAACTATTACCGACGGTCCGTTTGATGAGATAGCCCATGCTGCTGAAAACGAATCAAGTGTAATCAATCTAAACATAGAAAGACAAGAAGACGAGGTTACCTACGATCTTCAGATTCAAGATGATTCTGTTACTAATGCAGATATAAATTCCTCTGCAGGCATACTTCAAAGCAAACTTGATATGCAAAAGGCTGTGCTTTTTCCTGAAAGTAATGAGATATCAGGGTGGGACAGTGAAACCAAGGTACAATCTGATCTAGGTCTTGCTTCTTTTTCGGATGAAAATTTTGAGATAGACGAAGGTTATGTAAGAATCAAAGAAGGCGGTATTGTATACACCGAAATCCAAGACATTCCGGAACAAACTGTACTAGGAAGATCAGACAGCGGAACAGGTAACCTAACCAGTGTGAGTTTTTCTACGGTTATAAGTGACGGTGGCGGCCTGGCTGACGACGATTTTACAAATACAATAGACAGAGAAGACGAAAACTTTCCTGGAGATGTTCTTGTAAAACTAGATACTGGCTCGTATGGTGTAACTCCAATATCGGAAGATGTTGGCAGTAACACAATTGCGCGAAGAAGAGACAACGGTTTTCTTGATGCGCAGGGATACAGGATAGGCGGATCCGATATTGCAACTGTATCGGGCAGTGAATTCCGACTACAAACACCCGGCGGCGCCCGCATACTTCAAGCAGAAGGCAATACAACTGGATCTCTTGTTACCGGATTTCCTGGAAATGTTGATATAGGACTTACGTCTATCTCTTCGGAAAGCAACTTCCAAGCAGGTTCGGGCTTTGCAGGCGAAGGATGGTTAGCAGTAGATTGGATGTATACTAATTTCATCGAAGCTGCAGGCGAGCGTGACGGCAACTCAACAGGCATTTCAATAGGCGGGTTACCACCAGATCCTGGGGTAGTAAGCGGTACAGGATTTGCAAACTCTGGTCCAAATGTAATAGACTTCGTTACAAACGGCGGGGAAAAGCTGGTAATTGATGCCGATACAATAAGAATCTTGGACGATTTAGTTATTGGCGCCGATTCAGATGATTCTATAACATTTAATGCCAGGATAGGTTCAAACGTCCTGCCCGATGTCAATAGCTCACGTAACATTGGTGCAAACGGATCAAGGTTCAACACTGTATACGCGGACGTTTTCAATGGCGTAGCAACTGAAGCAAAATATGCCGACTTAGCTGAGAATTATCAAGCAGATAACAATTATGATATAGGTACTGTGGTTATCTTTGGAGGAGACAAGGAAGTAACTGTCACTGACAGAAAAGGTGATAGAAGGATAGCTGGTATAGTGTCAGAAAATCCGGCCTATCTTATGAACAGTGATCTACAAGAGAAAAACACTGTTCCCATAGCTCTACAAGGCAGAGTTCAATGTAAGGTGCTAGGCAGAGTAGAAAAGGGAGATCTTCTTGTTTCGTCTGCCATACCAGAATATGCCGTGGTAGATAATGATCCTAGAGTAGGTGCTGTGATAGGTAAAGCTCTGCAAGACAAGACAACAGACGGCAAAGACACCGTTGAAGTAGTAGTAGGAAGAGTATAATGGCAGATAGATTCCCATTAATAGTTGATATATCAGATGGCAACAAGATAAAAGAATTACCGTCTGGTGATAATTTAAACCTAGAAAATTCTGGTATTGTAAAAGCAGACAGCATACAGACCGGGACTGTTGACACCGTGGCGTTACAGGTAGATGGTAGAACACTTAACGAGATTGCTTTTACAGGTGACTACGATGATCTTATAGCAAATGTTCCTTCAGGATTTAGTGGAAGCTGGGATGATCTAACAGACATACCAGAATTGCTGAGAAAAAATAATCTACCTATTTCTATTCGACAACTAGGAGGTGTTTCAGAGGCAGAACCACAAAACGGACAGGCACTGATATATGATTCAGAAGAAGGCGAATTTGTACCAGGAAATATTGATGATCAATTTGATTTAACAAATAATTCTATAAGTGATTTAAATGATGTTGTAATAACAGGCAATACTACGAACAAATATTTAAAGTTTGAAAACGGCGCGTGGCGGCCTGCTTTTGTTAAATGGGGAGAGATTGTTAACAGGCCTCAGAAAAATTCTAGATTTGATAACGATTCTGGCTATCTAAATCCTACATCTCTCGATGCATACATTTCAACAGATTCTACTATCACTTATCAGAACGGCGCAATTTCTGTAACAGATAACAGTATCACTTCAGCTCACCTAGACGTCACAGATACAGGCGAAGTAGGCGATTCTTTACAAAGCACAGGAGAAGGCGGTTTTGTTTGGCGAAATCCGTATGTGGAACAGGCATTAGAACCAAACAATCCTCTACCAGGTGACGAGTGGTTAGAGACAGATAATAATATCTATTACAAGTATTTGGGCGGACACTGGATACCAATAGTGCAGTATGACGTTATCGAAACAGAAGACGGCGTGGAAATAAACACAGAAAGCGGTGACGCAATAGACTTTGGAGATAGCACGGGGTAACCAATGGCAGTTAAAAAGATATCAGAATTACCAACAGCGGGCGCAGGAGATATTACTCCAGACGATGTGCTTATATTAAATGACGGTTCTACAACTAAAAAAACCTTACTAGCAGATCTTTTACAGGGCACAGAAGAATTTGACGCTAATTTTAACAATCTAGTTGTAAACGGTGATCTTACAGTACAGGGCACAACCACAACTGTTAATACTGAGGAAGTTACTCTTGCAGATAATCAAATTGTGTTGAACAGTGATTATTCAGGTAGCACACCTTCAGAAGATGCTGGCATAGTTGTTAATAGAGATCAAGCTGGAAACAAATCTCTATTGTGGGACGAGGCAGATGACAAATGGAGCATAGGCACAGAGACGTTCCGAGCAAACATATTCGAAGGTGATCTTATAGGATCTGTTTTTTCCGATGATAGTACCATGCTAGTAGATGGTTTGAATTCAAAGGTTACTGGCCCAGTAGACACAGAATCCGTTACAAACAGTGAAGGAAATTTATCTGTTACTGCAGACAACTACGTAACAATAGACTCTGTTAACAACGGTCAAATTGAAATAGGTAGGTTTAGCGGCATAGGCAATGTTATCATCGGAAATGATGCTAATCAAACAGATGTTAGTATTGACGGAAATGTCATTATAAAATCTTCAACAACTTTTGATTTCAACGGTGCAAGCATCACCGGAACAAATTTTGCACGAAGTGGAACAGGTGATAATGTTAGTTTCGCTTCTGTTGTGTCATCTTTGACCGGTAACGTTGTATCTATTTCAAATGGCGCGGTGCTATTAGACGCTACTAACAACACCGTTTTCCTTGAAAACAACACTACAGACGATCTTCCTGAAGGCACACTGAATAGATACTTTTCTGACAGTTTAGTTGACGATCACTTGTCAGGAGGTACTGGGGTTTCATATGACGCAGGCGATATTAGCATAGGACAGCCTGTTAACACAACCGACGATGTTACATTTAATAATATCACAAGTACCAAAGTCACCAGTGATTTATACGGTAGTGTTTATGCTGACGACGATATAGAAATGATAAATGCTACAGATGCTACTGTCAATCTCGGTAATAATTCCACCGACGATCTATCCGAAGGAACGTCTAATCTTTACTATGCAAATTCATTGGTAGAAAACTATCTAAATGGAGGAACAGGAGTCTCTTTCTCCGGCGGCGAAATATCAATTGGCCAAGCTGTCGGCACAGGCGACAATGTTGCTTTCAATGATGTCACAGTGAATGGAAATTTTACTGTATCAGGAACAACCACAACTGTAAACACAGAAACTATCAATCTTGCTGATAATACTATTCTTTTAAATTCAGATTATACCGGAGATACTCCATCAGAAGATTCTGGAATAGAAGTTAATAGGGGTACACAATCAAACAAGACTCTAGTATGGGACGAGACTAACGATTATTGGACTGTCGGAGCCGAAACCTTCGTTGCTGGAACTGTACAAGCGAATGTTTCAGGTACCGTGAGTGACATTTCAAATCATACCACTGACGATTTGTCAGAAGGTTCAAGTAATCTATACTTCAGTGAAAGCAGAGCCAGGGCGACATTTTCTGCAAGCGGAGATTTAACCTATAATGCTAGTACAGGTAATTTTGATTTCGAAGAGAGAACTGCCGAAGAAGTGCGAAGTCTGCTTACGCCTGTAGGTGACATTACTCTTGACATTAACACCGGCGCGCTAGAAGTTATAACCTACAAATCCACAGATTTTGACAGTGACTTTTCGGGTAAAAGCACAGATGATTTAACAGAAGGCACTTCTAATCTCTATTATGCAGACGGTCTAGTAGATTCTCATCTATCAGGAGGTACAGGAGTTACCTACTCTGCTGGCACAATAGCAATCGGTCAATCCGTAGGTACCACCGACGACGTTGAGTTCACGTCGGTTACTGCTTCTGCCTTTACAGGTGATGTCCTTTCTGCAGCAGATGTCACCTTAGTAGACAGCGTAAATGGCAATCTACCTTATTCTGCTACTACAACAAGTGACTGGGCAACGCCTGCACCTGAAACAGTGTCAGAAGCACTTGATAGACTAGCCGCAGCGGTTACCGCTCTAGGCGGAAGTGCCTAATAAATAATAAACACGGGGACAGATATGACAATCCAAACTATTAATGTAGGTAATATTGCAAACGATGGCACTGGCGACGATCTTAGAGAAGCCTTTATCAAGGTTAACAATAATCTGCTTTATCTTGAGAATGCAGCACAGGAACCTGCAATAGAAGGCAATAATCTAGGAGGTGCTGGCGAAGGAATCTATGCATCAAAAGATTCAAATACTCTAAATTTCAAAGAACTCATAGGTGGAAGTAACATTTCTCTTAGTTCAAATAATTCGTCTATTACAATCAACAGCGAAGGAGGAATAAGTGATATCTTAGTTTTAACGGATGAAGGCAGCCTTACGCTGAATGCTCCGTCTCCCCACGTTCAAATCAATGGCGGATCTGTTATCACCACAAGAACAGTGCCAGCATCAAATACAGTTTTTGTAGACCTTGCTGACGAAGGTGTGCTAGCACACGACACGTCTCCTAGATTAAGTACAAAATTAGAAGCACGCGGATATAATATCAATAACGCAGGAACTGTTAGTGCAGATAAATTCGACGGACCACTTGAAGGCACAGTGTATGATATAGATATTAGAGACATCAATGCATACTTCGATAACAATTGGGACTTTGGAAAAATTGTTCAAACAAGAATCGCTTCGTTTCTAGACTATCTCGTCCTGAAAGAAGATCTTGATTTTGGTCCAATAGACGACGCAGACACCGGGTTTGTTGAATTTGATGTTGATCTGGGAACACTGTCATAAATGACTGAAATTTGGAACGAAACAAGCGGATTTGAACTTGCAAATGTAAATGAAGGTGAGTCTGTTACAATCGACTTACCGGTACAATCGAATTCCAGCGTTTCGGTCATTACTGGCAAACTGCCCGACGGTTTATTTATTGAGGGCACAACAATTCAAGGAACGCCTGCTCAAGTTTCAAGAGAAACAGAATTTAGATTTGTCCTTAGAGCATTTAATGGCGCGAGCTTTGCTGATAGAACATTTTCCGTCACTGTTATCGGATCAAATGATCCTGAATGGCAAACTGATTCAGGACTACTTCCTATAGGGAAAGGGGATGCCTTTTATATACTGGATAACGGTTTTGTTGATTTTCAATTAGAAGCTACAGATCCAGACGTCGCTGCAGGACAGACTTTAAAATATTTCATAGCAAGTGGTGACGGCGAGCTTCCGCCCGGTATTAGCCTCTCAGAATCTGGAAGATTGACTGGTATAGTTGATCCAATTTTAGGATTGGAAAAGCAAGCCGGAGATGGCGCATATGACGAATCGAGATTTGATCGATATCCGTACGACTTTGCTCTAAGGGAGGGAGGAAGATTCGAAAGTCCAGAATTTTACGATGTAGGACTTTATGATTTTTATAGCGAAGCACGCACACCCAGAAAGCTTAATAGATATTTTGAATTTACGGTATCAGTGTCAGACGGTGATTCTGTAACAAAAAGAACATTCAAAATCTTTGTAGTAGGAGACGACTTTCTAAGAGCAGATAACACAATTATGCAAGTGGGAACAGGGGTGTTTACTTCAGATAATACCTTCCTGCGCACTCCTGTTTGGTTAACCCCGAGCAATCTAGGATTCAAACGTGCTAACAACTTTATTACACTATTTCTAGAAGTGATAGACACAAACACACTACCCGGTAGAGTAGTATATGAAGTGAGAGATACAAACCCCGGAACTTATCTAATCAAAGAAACTCAGGAGGAAGTAGAAGGTTTTTGGGAAATTTCACAAGAAGTGCCTGTTGACGAAATTAACAATGTCGCTGCAGAAGATGAAGATGACTTTGAAGTTATCCAACCAGAAACAAAAAGCGAATTACCTCCTGGCACCGAAATTGATCAAACTTCGGGAGAAATCTTTGGCAGAGTGCCTTACCAGCCGGCAGTCACAATTGAATATAAATTTACTGTTAACGCTAGACGCATAAGTTCTCAAACCACTGAAATTGCAGACGAAAGTAAAACTTTTACTGTTAAGCTGTTAGGCGAAATAGACAGCACAATACAATGGCTAACTGATCCTGACCTGGGAACAGTGCCTTCGAATCATGTAAGTTTATTCAAAGTAGAAGCACAGTCTAATGTTCCTGATTCGTTTTTGTTATACAACCTTGAATCTGGTGATTTACCTCCCGGCCTTACTCTATCATTCACAGGCGAAATCTTTGGCAAGATTTCAAGCGAGGCTGTAGATGGTCCTACAGATTACGAATTTACAATTAAAGCAAGAGACCAGTTTGGCTTTTCTGAAATCGAAAGAACCTTCACAATATCTGTCACCGACAAAGATGATAAAGTTTACAGTGATGTGTATTACAAGCCACTACTACCTGCAGATCAAAGACAGAAGTTTAGAGACCTTGTAAGTGATTCAGAAATATTTGATGCATCTGCAATTTATAGGAGCAATGATCCGAGATTTGGGATACAGACAGATCCAAAAATCCTTGTTTTTGCAGGACTAGAACAGAGCGAAATTGAACAGTATGTAGCAGCTTATGCAAAATATGCCAGTAGGAAAACTCTCAAAATTCGAGATGTAAAGGCTGCGGTGGCAAGGGCTCCGGGAACAAACACAGTTTTATACGAAGTAGTCTATCTCGACTTATATGATCCTTATGAAAAGAATAGCAAGGTAAGAAAAAAGATCTCAATTTCTAATTCTGATAAAATCCTTGTAAATTCTATACGCAGAGGAAATGAATTTGAAAATAGGCCTATCAATAATCTCACTGTGGGCACTAGGCTTTTTCCATTCAACGAAATATATTTTGGTAACACGCTAGATATTGAAACTCGTGATAATGGAGTAAGCTGGTTTCTTGAATATGATTCTGTTTTGGAAACGAGAGACGGAACCCTGCTAGAACCTGATTATGAATTTGGCAGTTCAACGAATTTGGTATTTGAACAGTCTCCTGAAAATACTATTACCACTGACTCAAATTCTATCAAAGTTTCTAACGTAAATGACACTACAAGATATATCACAAACATATCAAATTTTAGAGATCAATTGCGTGAGGTAGGTGCTACTGAAAGAAATTTTCTCCCCCTTTGGATGAGAACAGCACAACCAGGAACAGTGCAAGAACTAGGCTATACACTAGCAGTGCCTCTAGCCTACTGCAAACCAGGAGAAAGCAAGCGCATTCTGTCTGGAATAAGAACAAAAGACATCGATTTTAGATCATTTGAATTTGACGTGGACAGGCTGATTGTGGAATCTACAGCCGAAAGCGCTAGAGAAAAATACATAGTTTTTGGAAATTATCAATTCAATCTAGCATAAATATGTTAGGAGCAACGCATGGCCAGTAATATAAACACAAATCAAATTAATAAAAATTATCCTGTAGCAGGCGAAGATAACGATACACAGGGATTCAGAGACAACTTTGATCAAATTGTTAACAATCTTGACGCAGCTGAGTCTGAGATTACCGATTTACAGGAAAACACAGCAAAAACCAACGAAGACAGTGAATTCTTTGGAAATAGAATTGTCAATGCCGATCTAGATAAAATCACAAAAACAACTTACGACTTCGGCAACGTCGACACAGATCAAACTGTGAATTTTCAAAATGGACACTATCAAACCATAGCTGTAGACGACGACATTACTCTTACACTTGACGGGTGGCCAGGCGAAGAGAGATATGCTAAACTAGTTGTGTCTTTGACCGGAATTGATAGAATAGTTCAATGGGCAACACTAAAGGATGACAATCCTGGGACTATTAAACGAAATCAGGGGAATTCATTCTTGTTAAGTGATTCTACTGAAATTAGAGTAGGCGATTTTCCAGATCCTTTTGTGATTAACAGTGAGGAAGATCCTGTTGTTGTTGAGTTTTGGACGATAGACGGCGGTGATACTGTTCATGCTAATTATTTAGGTAAGTTTATATAGATGTTCAATCCGCTAGTAGACAGTTTTGAAGATTTGAACGACACCCAGCTACAGGAAAAGATACAGGATCTTTCTCGACGCTATTTCCAAACTCGAAATCCCGAACTGCAAAACCAAATTGCGGTTATTCTAGATATGTTTAAGCAAGAACAGACTACAAGATTATATAAAAAACAGAACTCTGACAACGACGACGAAGATTCTGATCTTGACAATCTAATCAATATCGATTAAAATAACTAATGCTTATGAAAACTGACGAACTTGGTGTCCCAAGATTCTCTAATCAAGATCTTATCGATATGATCTACGGTGGCAATTCAGATAAGTGCCACATAGTTCTCTGCGATCCTTCAGACGAAGTTGATAGATTCAATGAGGCTGCACAAGAAAACGGCCTACCTGTATTACAGAAATATATTCCTATTGACGCAGACAAACGAGAATTTGATTCAGTGTGTCAGTCTGAGTGGTTAATGCCAGAAGAATACAAGAACATTGATATATCTGAATGGTTCATATTCAAAATGGCAGAAGAACTTGATATCGATAATAAATTCAATTCAGTATGGCCTGGATTGGCGAGAGTTCTTGAGATAAGTACATATATAACAGGAGACTAATTATGGCACGTCCAACACAGAGAAAAGTATACAAAACAATGCAGGGTAAAACTGTAGACATGGATCTGCTAAGGCAGAGAAATGAACTCACACCCGCAGTGGGTAATGCACGGGTAAATGCAAGAGGTGATCTTTTAGGTAAAGGCGGTGAGATTATCAAAAAGCGCGAAGAAACAGTGAACGAATATTACAAAAACAATCAACCCGTTGCTGATGAAGTCCCAACCAAAAAACCCACAAAGAAAGCGGAAAAGGATTTGGTCGACGATTGGGAAGAGCCTGAAGCAACCAATGATTGGATAGAAGACGAAGACGGTAATTTTGTTAAGCGGGAGGACAAATGAGTCAAAACCTTTCAGTTGTAAAAGGTAAATTAAAAGCAGTAGGCAATCGAGTGCTAGTTTCTGACATGTATTTTGGAGAACAAACCACGCAAGGCGGTATTATCCTCAGAGACGATGACGGTACTACTAGAGGTGTGTATCCACGTTGGGGCTGTGTATACAAGAAAGGTCCTTACAATGATGATCCTTATTCAGAAGGTGATTGGGTCCTCGTTGAACACGGTCGTTGGACACGCGGTATTACCATTGACGACGGCGAAGAAAGAGAAATACGAATGGTAGAGGCAGAATCCATACTTGGATGGGCAGACGAAAAGCCTGAAGGTGCTGTGCTTGGCAATGAATATTCAGACGGAGAATCTGCCACTGTTGATGCGTCGTCATTTGTAAGGAAATAATAAAAAAATGCAAGAAGGAACTTATCTGCAACATATTGGTATCTTAGGCGCAGGAAGTGCAGGAATTATTACCGCTTTAACGCTTCGTACTTTTTTGCCCGACGTTGCAATTTCAATTATGATTCCTAAAAACTCCAAAAATATAGGAGTAGGCGAAAGCACACAACCAGACCTTGTTGATCTTATAGAGGATGCAGGAATAGACCTATTCGAATTTATTGAACAAGTTGATTGCACACTAAAACATGGAATCTATTATAAGAATTGGAATCTGATAGGGGAGAATTATTGGCATCCTTTTACTAGTTTATCAGGACAATCCCAATACACCCGCGCACATCATTATCATAAGATGCATGGTCTTTACCCGGAAAAATATCCGTTAACTGATTACTATCGATGCGTCCATCCAAGTTTCGAACTTTGTGTAAAAAATAATCTATCATCAACTGCAATGCCATATGCACTGCATATTGATGCTGATAAAATGGCAAGCTACGTGCTTGATTTTCTCGGAAAATCTATAGATGTCGTATACTACAATGATTACTTTATACATTCCAATGATAAAATAGAGAGTATTGAATTAGACAAAAACAAAAAACTAGAAGCAGATTTGTACATTGATTGTACTGGTTTTTCAAGGTCACTTTCAAATGCTATTGATAACACTACAACCGACGGGTATGAAGGAAATGTAAATGCAGCTATTGCTGCTCAAATACCCTACGAAAAAATCTCTAACAAAGAAACTATTCCATACACAAAGGCAGATGCATGGACAAACGGCTGGATTTGGACTATTCCGCTCTCTTCTAGACTAGGCAGCGGCTGTGTTTACAATACAAATTTTTGTAGCTACGAAGAAGCCAAATATAAATTGCTTGATTATTGGAATAATCAGATAACAGAAAGTGACTTACAAAAAATATCATTTTCCTCAGAGAGCTTGTTAAGCCCATGGAAAAATAATGTTGTGAATATAGGACTTAGTGCAGGATTTATTGAACCATTAGAGGCGACAGGAATAAGTTGGTTTGTTATTTCATCACGTCTACTTGCTACTATGTTGAAAAATAGGTATTTTGATCAAAGTATAAGTGAAAGATATAATTCGCAAATTAGGTCCTATATCGAAGATGTTCAAGATTTTATAGACACTCATTATATGTTAAGTAATAGACAGGACAGTGAATTTTGGATATATCAATCGTCACGTAAAAGGCATCCTAGATTACTAGCTAGATTGGACCAGTATCGTAACTTTATGCCAAATAAAACTAATAGACCAGATAACAGTATCTGGGCTTTTAATGACGTGTCTTGGATAGACATATTAACTGGATATGACTTTAAATTCAAGAATGTAGATATTCCTACTGGAATTATGAAACAAAAACAATGCGAACTTTTCTTTGATAATAGAAATTAAAGACATTGACTCCTCTACTGTAAGGTGTTACACTTTATAAAATAGTAGAGGATTTTTTTCTTTGGCTACACACGCAACAATTGACCTAGAAACTATTGATGTACTCCCGAAGGCAACTGTGCTCAGTCTCGGTGCTGTAAAATTCAATCCGCTGACTTCGGAAGAACCGCATTCTGAATTGTATATCAAAATCAGCATTGACGACCAAGATCGGTATAATCGAACAGTGAGCGAATCCACATTGGAATGGTGGGGTAAGCAGGATCCCAAAATTATGGAAGAAGCATTTGATCAAACGGGTGCTGTCACAGTAGAAGATGCTCTTGCTGAAATTTCAAAATTCGCAGTAGGTGTTGACACGTTTTGGGGTCAGGGTTACGGATTTGACTATACGATGCTGGAAGATATGTATCGAAGCATTGAAAGACCTATTCCCTGGAACTTTTGGCAGATTCTAGACAGTCGCACACTGTTTAGAGTATGTAAACAAGATCCTCGCAAACAAATCCAAAACGATTTACATAACGCTCTAGCGGATGCATACTATCAGTCAAAAGCAATTCAAATCGCATATTCAGAACTAGGAGCAACAAGGTGAAGAATCTTTGGGTAGAGGCGTACCGTCCAAAAACTATAGACGGATATGTATTCCGTGATGCAGAACAGAGAAAGCAGGTAGAAACTTGGATCAAGGATAAAACAATCCCGCATCTGCTGTTCTCAGGCAATGCTGGGATTGGGAAAACTACACTTGCTAAAATCCTGTTTCACGAACTGGACATAAATGATTTAGACATTCTTGAAATCAACGCTTCGCGCACAAACTCAGTGGATGACGTGAGAGATCGAATTGTTAATTTTGTGCAGATGATTCCGTTCGGTGATTTTAAAATTGTGCTACTGGACGAGGCAGATTATCTATCACCAAACGCTCAGGCAGCACTGCGTGGTGTGATGGAAGAGTATCACACTACAGCGAGATTTATTCTTACTTGTAACTATCCCAACAGAATTATTCCTGCTATACATTCTCGCTGTCAGGGTTTCCATATTGCGAAAATTGACGAGACAGAATTTACTGCGAGGGTAGCAGAGATTCTCATCTCAGAAGGTGTTACGCCAGACATTGATGTTTTGGATACTTATGTAAAAGCAACCTATCCTGACTTGCGCAAGTGTATTAATACTGTGCAGATGAATTCACAGGATGGCGCTCTTGTTGCTCCGCACGAAGGTGACACAGGGGAAGCAGACTGGAAACTGGATATGGTAGAACTGTTCAAGGCAGGCAAGATTCAGGATGCGAGAAAATTGCTGTGCGGCACTGTTCGTCCTGAGGAAATGGAGGAAATCTACCGCTGGCTGTATACTAATATTGAATTGTTTGGCGCAACAGAAGAGAAACAGGATCAAGCCGTGCTTATTATCAAACAAGGACTTGTGGATCACACGCTTGTGGCTGATCCTGAAATAAATCTAGCAGCAACTCTTATCAAACTTGCAAGGAATGCAGAGTGAAGAACGCAGATAATATTCAATTTATCTATGAGCAGTTAGGCAAGGAGTATCCGCAGTATAGAAACTCTCAGCCTGATGCGAAGATTCACAAGGATGCTTATAAAAGTCTCATAGGCGTAATGCTGAGTGCTCAGAGTCAAGACAAGCGCACTGCACAAGCAAGCCGTCAACTTTTTGCTCTAGCAGACAACCCTTGGGACATGGTAAAATTAGATAGGGATACAGTGATAGAAGCAGTCCGTCCTGCAGGATTGTTTCAAGCAAAGTCGAAAAACATCCTTGCTACCTCACAGAAGTTAATAGATGAATATGACGGTGCTGTGCCTACTACACAGCGAGAACTGATGACGTTGCCTGGTGTAGGCAAAAAGAGTTCTGACATTGTGATGCGTTTTGTATACGGCGAGCCTACGATAGCTGTAGATACTCACGTATTTAGGCTGCTGTGGAGACTTGGTTGGACTGATTCGCTGGATGAAGGAAAGACAAGCGAGATTGTGAATGACACTACGCCAGACAAATACAAGTATGCTGCCCACATGCAGTTAATCACTCACGCGAAGGCAGTGTGCAGGAGTAGACAGCCTCTGTGTGATGAGTGTATACTTGAGATATATTGCGACAAAAGAGACATTGGCGTCCCTAAATATCGTTTGAGAGAGGTGCAAAAAGAAAAAACATGACTTATCTTGTAACTGACAACTGCATCAAGTGCAAATACATGGACTGCGTAGAAGTTTGCCCAGTAGATTGTTTTTACGAAGGTGATAACATGTTGGCAATCGATCCAGACGAGTGTATTGATTGTGGTGTCTGTGTTCCAGAATGCCCGGCAGATGCGATTGTTCCTGACAATGAACTGGAAGGTGACATCCGAAAACTGTGGGAAGAACACAATGCAAAATATGCTAAACTGTGGCCCAATATTACAGAGATGAGAGAAGACGACGTCCCTGAAGATGCACCAGATTGGGACGGTGTGGAAAACAAACTGGAAAAATACTTTTCGCCAAACCCCGGCAAAGGAGACTGAGATGAGCAGGGTACAAAAACGTTTCCTGCAAAACATTGCAAAGCCTGTTCTGATTCCTGCAACTGTGATAGGAACAGGCATTGTGATTCATTATATTGCCACTCTGTTTGGATACACCCTGCAGCATGTGATTGCGTATGCAGGCATTCTGTTCGTATACCTTGTAGTGCCTCTGTTAATACTAGGCGTTTGGTTATGGTATGTTGTAGATAAAACCTTGGAAAAATGGCGGGAGGCACAACAAGAAGTAGCACAAGAAAATCAACAACTGATAAAGGCGATACACAATGATTAACGCGATTCTAGCCTGTGATGATATAGGTGGCATTGGCAAAGACGGCACACTGCCTTGGCCCAAAAATCACGAAGATTTGAATTACTTTAAGAGAATGACTGACGGTAAGACTGTCATCATGGGTTCTGCTACCTGGCAGAGCAAGGGCATCCC